ACACCTGTGTATCTTCCTGTACTTACTACAGAAGCATAGAAACCTTTACGAATTTGTTTAGAAGCAAAGTTTGTTGATGCTACTGAACGTGCTATTGTAGATGCTGTTGTACCTAATGTTACACCTCCCCATGTCGTGTCCGTGGTTGAGTTGTTTGCAAATGTTACACCTCTAAATGTTTCATGACCTTTAAGGTCTGGAATTAATGAGTTTGTGTAGTTAGGTATATTTAAAGTCGAACCTACGAAAGTTGCGTTACCTGAGTTACCTATTGTGGTAAGTGTAATGGCATTCTGCTTTGAATTGAACGTAGTCCAATCTGTTGAACTTAATAGTCCTTTTTGTGAGCCACTTGCTGTTTCAATCTGTTGGTTTTTCCAAAGACCTGTAGACGATTCATATCTAAGTACATCTTGGTTAGCTTCACTTGATACACTTACCTGATGTAACTCATTTAATTCATATCCATTTTGAATAGCAACTACTATTTTTCCGTTTGTTGGATGAGCATAAGCAACCCATCCGATAAAAACAGAGTGAGCAGGTTCAGCAGGTGGTGCGCTCGCTACCATTCCGCCTGCTGTTGAACTTAACCATAAACTTGCGCCATCTGTAAATGCACTTGTGTCTATGTTGTGAAAAATACCGCTTGTTATAATTGTACCATTTGTATTATTGGCAATTGCATCTAATGTTAACCCGATAGTTTTTGATGAGGTAACTTCCGTGTCTGCATCAGCCAAAGTGATGTTTGGCATTTGCCCTGTTGCACCGCTTATATAAACAACCGAACCTTTTGGTATAGATGAACCTGTACTATTCCTAACATCTAATACTTGTTTTTCTGCACTATCTACTACACCATCGTTGTCCGTGTCGTAAACAGATTTTAACATGTCTCCTTGAGTGGAAGAGTTGACCCATGTAGTACCGTTGTACGTTAGCACTTGGTTAGTGGTTGCACCTGCAATGGTTACATCTGTTAAGCCATCTAAACTTGGCGTTATATAAGAACTTCCTTTTGCGCTATTCTGTGCCATTTACGTAGTATAAAATAAATTATAAGATAGGTTAGCATTGCCTGAGTAAACAGAAACGATGTCCGTGTTTTTGAGGACCACACCACCTGTTAAAATAAATGTGTCATTTGCATCAATTGGAAGGTCGTAATACAAATAGTGCGAATCGTCAATTGCTGCACCTAATGGTCTAACAGCTACTCTAAATGTAGTCGCAGTTGCACCAAGGTTACAAATAGAAATAGAGCTAATAACGCAGTCCGCTGTCGCTGTATATAATGTGCTTAATGTTGTAGCACTTGGTTTTAATCTTGCGTTGCCTAACATCCTTGAAATAAAAAAGTTATTTTATAATCTGTTGGTACTGTTATATCTGTTTCTAACTGCGTCAATAGGTCTGCATACGTGATGCTTTGTGCTGTATCCGTGTTATTGTCGTAATACAAAAAGTCTGTATTGCTAATCGAAGTAGTTTCTGTATGTCTTATGTAGTATGGTATCTTATCCATTTCTTAAACTTTCAAGTTTACGTTGCGCCCATTCAACACCTTCATCACCACCCCATGCTAACCACATTAAACGACCGCATCCGTCACCTAATTCCTTTTGGGAGTTTTGTCTATGACGTTCAAATGCTGCCATGCGTGCAATCGTTTCCTCTGAGATGGGTTCATTATTTGCTAACTGGCTTGCACGAATTTTGCCAACGGCTGTGCCGCAAGAACCCCATCCATTTTCTTCTGCCCATCTAAGCGCTATTTTAGCGTTCTCAACAGCTTTCTTTGGATAGTCTGTATATGACCTTAACTCTTGTCTTTCAGCATCTACAATGATCTTTCTAATTGCCTCAAGTAGAACTTCGTTTTCATCTTGGAAACTCATCTCTAACTTGTCAGCAAAATAGCCCTCAATTGAAAATCCTTTCACCTTGCCCTCTTTAACATCATTCCAAACCTCATCGTTATTTACCTTCATGGAAATCATCCAAGTTCCTACCGGTAAATCGAAACCATACTTTTTAGACTTGTCGTGTTTCTCATCTTCGATAATCCATGACTCAACAACACTCATTCCGTTCAACTTGTCCTTGTGTTCGTATGTAGCATTGTTTTGGTTAGACCTCATCAAGAATAACTCTGAGGCTTTGCGTACCGTCTTTTCGGAAAAGTAAATGTAATACTCCTCATCCTTTTCGTTACGTCTGTATATATGCTTATTAGGGATTAAAGCTGCACCCATTAACAAACGCTTTTCTTCGTCTATTTCTTTGAGTGTTACCTCGTGTCTTTTCAACGCAATGAAGTTTTCTTGGATCGCAGGGTTTTGAACTACGCTAACCGCATCTATTCCGCTTAGAGAGTCTTCTTCATTAATAACAAGTTCGATGATCTTATCCATACTTTCTAAACTTAAATGTTAGCCAAATGTTGCATAAGTTACTTTTTGATTGTCTAAGGCTTGTTGTGTAGTAACCTCTGCACCAACTACATATGCCTTGATTGGTTCGTTTAACCCTGCTAAAGGATTAGCGCCTGCATTACCTACTATATTAAAGTTGGCAGGTGTTGGTGCTGCTGCAGGTGCAGGTGGGTTATTACCTCCTCCTCCTCCATCAGGACTTAATGGTGCAGGTGCGTTAAATTGTGTTTTAGCAATTTTAGCAATATTAGTTGCTGCAAATCCCGCAGCTAATCCCGCTTGAACTATTGGATACGCAGGAAAAGCCAATGTAATAGGTGACTTCTGTGCTGTCTTATATGCTGCAATTGTACCCTCAATACCTTCAACTGTTGCACTTGCAATGCTTATAGCTTTTTGCACGTTAAATGCTCTCTTTGCTTTTGCTTCATCTTCAGATGCAAACAACTCTGTTAAACCACTTAATAAATTAAATCCATCTTTAGCCATTTGAAAAGTAGCCTCTTGAAGCATCTCTTTTCTTTCAAGTTCTTTATCTGCTGCTTCCTTATCTTTAGCTTCTTTCTCTTTTCTATACTTGTCTTGTATGGCTGCGATGTCATATTTTAAACCTTCTTCCAGTTGCTTTTCAAGTTCTGCGTTTTCCGAGGCAGCCGCAAACTTTTCGTCATATGCTGCTACTAAATCAGCAATCTCTTTTTCTTGAGCATCTTTAATTAGTTCACGTTGAAGTTGATCGTATTCATCTTGTTTTTTTATCCTTTCTTCATTCGCTCTATCACGTAAATCTTGAGCCTCTTTTAACTTTCTTTGTTCTTCGGTTAAATTCTTTTCCTCTTCTTGTTGGCGTTTTTCTCTTTCTGATTTAGCCTTATCAGCAGCTTCTTGAGCAAGTTTCTTTTTTTCTTCTGCTGCTTGTTTATCTATATCCTTTACCGCTAATTGATAACCTGCAAGTTCATTCTTTAAAGCCATCAATGTTCTTTTCTGCTCAGCTATAGCTTTTAATCCTTCTGTTTCTACCTGCTTTGGATCAAATACAAGTGATGCAGTCCAATTTGTAAGTTTATCGGCTAAGTTCCAATCCTTGCCTAAGAAAGAACCAATACCATCAACAGTTTTTAAAATTAATTGTAGTGGTGCAGTAACAAACTGAATAATACCCTTGAGTATTTCTTTATTCCGTTTTTCTGCCTCTATCTGGGATTTTAAAGTAATCTCTTGGTTATTGATAGAAATCTCTAACGCTTTAATTTGTTGTTCTGTTTGCTTTATCTTTAGCTGTAGAATTTGCTTTTCGGATAAGCCTTGTTGTTTTAATATATTTTCTTGACCATTTAATGCATCCTTTTTTTGGTTTTGTAGCTTTACGTTTGCCTCACTTTGTACATTTAGCTTTTGTTGTTCACCACTTACGCCTGACATTGCAGATTTGATGTCGTCCCAGTATGAAATAATAAGCGTTAACCCTGTTATAATCAAACCAAGACCTGTAGCCATAAACGCTTTGCTGGCTGTGGTCATGTCACTAAAGGCATTCTTAACTACCGCACCAAGTTGCTTAAAAGAATCTCTTGCTTCTAATGCACCTTGTAGCCCTTGAGATAAAGCCATTGCACTCTGTACCTTCAGCATTGTTTCTTGTAGTGCTTCGCCTTCTACACCAACCAACCCCATTACACCCTCGAATGCTTGGAATCCATTTAATACCCCACCAATAGATGAAGATAATGCGTTGAACTTAGCATCTGGGTTGAATGCATCTGTTAAGGCTTTAGCATCTGCAATAGCATCCTTTAATTCAGCAGCTTTCTTGGCAGCTTGTACAGCCTCTCTTGATGTAGCACCAAACTTTTCTGATAAAGCGTTTACTTCATTTTGTGCTTCTCTTAATTGTGCTTTTAAGGATTTAACGTTATCCTTAATCTCTAAGTCTATTACTACATTTTCAGCCATTTGTCAAACCTTTACTTTTAAACTCACGTTTAGCTTGTTTGTATCCTTCCTTTATTGTCTTTGGGATTTTATACTTCCCTTTGGCTATCTCTATATATTCGTGTTTTGCTACATGATCATCCAGTTGTAGCATGTCAATTATATTCTTTATCATCCTGCTTGAGTTATTATGAAATCGTAAGTATTAGTATCTCCGTTTTGATAGGTCTCAGTTACCGTTACAGCGTGACTGACAACACTTCCTTCTTCACTTCGTATATTGATGTAGTCTTCAAAAATAAAGTCCTCAGAAGCCTCTGTAATGAACGTATTTATTTCGTCCGTGTTTGGGTCGAATACCATTAATAATTGTGCATCTTCTGTGATTGTTGAAGGAGAAACACTTACACCAGTAGGTGCAACCATTGAAACACTTGAAACTCCATTAGGCATTGCCCAAGGTATAGCAACTTCTCCTCCTTCTCTTGGTACTACTATTCTCGGTTGTCTTGGTTTAACTTCTCTAAAGTCCAGCATTAAAACAAAGTCTACTTCACCTGTAGTTAGGTTGGACTTCATTTCATTTATTATATACCTCTTGTCTCTAATTACGATTCTATCATTCAGTTTTAATCGTGTTAGTTTAGTGACAGGAAGTATCATCTTAACGTATACCAAACGATTCTTTGCTTGGTATAGATTTAGAATATAAGGTGAGTAGTATTCTTGGTAAATTCCCCTTGGTATGTTTACTTCTAATAGGCTTGAAATGTCATTGCCAAAGTTCAAAGAAAAGTTATCAAAGTTGTAATACAAATCTTGACCAAATGGCATGTAGTTGCTTATGGTTGCTGTTGTAGTACCATTGTCGAATTTAAATGAACACGCTTGCTGTTCATACATATACAACAACATTGGTTTAGGTATATAAGGCTTGTAGTCATTTGGCTCTAAGCAATAACCCACTTGTAAGTTAGTGCCTGTGAACTTTTGGTGAAGTAAGTTTTCAAAAGGAACTTTAACTACATACTCCTCTCCATCGTAATCATAAGCCTGTTCTAATGACCCATATTCTCGGTTAAACAATTCCTTGAACTGAACGTTCATAAATGACTTAGACTCCTCATGCTCGTAGCTTATTCGTTTGAATAGCTTTACACGCTCGTAATCTATTGAGTCCGTGATTGTGTACTTTGTGAAGTCTACTATCTCGCCAGATCCATACCATTCCTCAAGTGTTTGAAGTTTAAATGTGTAAGGACTTAAACCATAACACGTTAAGTTGAACTCCTTTAGTATACCTGCCATGAAGTCTTTAACCAACATATCAGGCATGTTCGTGTTTAGGTTGATGTTACCACTTAAAGAAATCTCGTCCCCATTGGATGTATATGAGTCGTAATAGTTTCCAGATGGATCATAAAAATATGTATAGTAATTTACCGCTATTACTATGTCTAAAGGATTGTTCGCCCTTACCTTAAATTGATACGTATATTGGTCGTTCTCATCTAAAAAAATGTTCTCAACTGTATACCATAAAGATGATCCTGTACCATTAATGGTAGTGTATAATAGCCCATTTCTATAAACATCTATATACCATCTTACAGGGTCTCCTAAGGATGCATAAGTAACCTTTAATTGTATGCGATGCTGTTGACTGACATTAGTTCTTCCTAATATCTTTAAAGTATTGTCAGTCGTGTTAAAGTAGTCTCCGTTGTCATTACCATAAGTGATAGGAACTACTTGTTCATCAGTAAAGAAATTAAATGTATCCGAGTTCTTTAAATACAAATAACAATTCGTGAATCTCTTGTCAGTAAGAAAGTTACCTTGAAAGTCTATACCATACTTTGTTTCAATTGCTTCAACGATTCTATTTATCCTTAACGCAGGTGCTAACTCTGTGTAATCAATCGCATGAGATGGAAGTGTTATGTCCGTGTTTGTGTTGTCTCCATAACTCCAAAGTCTACTGCTTGAAATTAACGGATACCTTACATCATAACTTGACCCACTTGTTATTCGTGTTTGAACATTGGCACCTGTGTACTCATGCGTATAAGCTGAGTAATCTAAACTGCTTAGTTTGTCATCACCGAATAAGTCCGCTAATGTACGTATGTCACCATAGAAAGTAATAGTATACGAATAAGGCATGTTGTCCTTAACGTTGGCTTTCTCAAGTTGAATCTTTCCTGTTCTAAATGGAATTAAGTCAATCTCTATGCTTGCTGCCCTTCTTAATTGGTAGTTAAGTGAACCATTTACATCCGTTTGGTAAAAGTGTTCAAATATCTGGTTGTTATGTGGTGTGGCAGGAACACTAAACGATTGTGAGAAATCAGTAAACAACTTCGCTAAATCCTTATAATTTTGAACGCTTGAGTTTACGTTTATACTCTCATCATTGAATAGTTCTAAACGCTGTCCTTCAATGTATACTTGTACCTTTCTCATTATACAACCGTGGTATTATAATCGTAAGCAAATTCAAAATCCAATTGGTAGTTAATCAGCTTGGTGTTTATGTTCTTGAATAACTCCGTGTTTTTGGTGTTCATCACTACAGGACCGCCATTGATCAAGATACGTTCCGACAACATCAACTCCTGAAGTACCTTGTTGTACTCTTCCGACACATACCCAGTGTTAACCTTAATTGATTTTTTACCTAATGTGTTGAACATTTTACGCTGTCCTTCTTGAACGTCATAATTCACAAGGTTAGCTTGTAGTAAGTTATAGCCTTGATTCTCAACACTTAAACTATCGTTACTTGCTTTAAAGAACCATGTCTTTTGCCATCCACCTAATTTATTGATGAAGTCACACTCTACAGGTGTATAGAAGCATTCGTTGATTGGTCTAAAGTGGTACTCCTTTGAACTTAAAATAGTTCCGCCTGTAGCATATTTTGTAATGGTCATTCTATTACCTGCGCTTACGTTTGGCGTGTTCACATAAGGAAAGTCTTTCCACTCCTTTGTACTAAAGGTGCTTTGTGTCATTACATTAGTCACGTAGTTAAACCATCTCACAGTCACATAACTTGCGCTCCCACTATCGTTTCTTACAAGTAGTGATCCAATATTACTTTCGCCCAATGGATAATAATAAGTACCCTCAGTAAGTAAAGCGTGTCCGTTATCGTGATTGTATCCATCAGTATATAAATTAAAACCATCAACTACGTCGTAAGTAGTTGTATCTAAAAGCGTTTCAGTTGTACCTATTATCTTATATCGTCTAACTTGAACCTGACACCATTCGTTTGAGTTATTTGTTGTAGGTGTTGTTACACTTGCAGGTGAAACATGACTCAAATACTCCTTAAGAAATGGGCTTATGTTGTAAGTTGTTTTCGTGTTTGTGGCGCTTGGTATATTCTTCTGTAGCGTGTACGTAGGAGAACCTGGCGCACTTCCGTAGCCATTCCAAATATATAGCAATACCTTACTTGCTGTTTGGTTTATCTCGTCTACTTCTACGATAAAAGGTGAACGTGCTTGTATTATCATTTCTTGATGCTTTCTTTAAATAACTTCTTAACTTCCAATCCGTACTCCTTAGCCAACTCATCAGGTAGGTTTTTAAGTGCTGCTTGGTATGGCTTAGTAAAAAATAACGTAGGCTTCAATCCTTTAGAATATATACTTCGTGTAATTAGAAAAGCTGTTGCCCTATATGACATGAACTTACCGCTCTTTCTATCCTTAAACTGAAACCTCCTCGCTTCAACCCATTTTTGTATGGACTCAGTTAGTCCGCCTTTTTTACCTCTGCCCGATCCAAACTTAAAAGGTGAGTTAGGTGCTTTGGCACTTGAGTTCTTACCCTTAACCCCTTGGTCTTGAAAGTCTCCGTATTTCTCCATAAAGAACTTTACCGTAGTCCTTTCCGAGTTAATTGTTATCTCTCCCTTAATTGAGTTATATAAGCGCTTAGAGACGTTTCTATCTCCATTGGTTAGGTTAGCCTTTGCTCTGCTTGTTACGTGCTTAACGAAGCGATCTAAAGCCTTATATATTTCAGCTTTTTCCTGCATTAGCAGATAGTCATTTCATTAGGCACTTGAACGTCTAATGTCATTGTCCAACCTGCAAGACCTGACTCAAATCTATCCGTGAATGGTTCGCAGTTTGCTGTGCCTACAATTTGAAATTTACTTGAATATAAGTCACCACGTCTCAAAGACTCATACAAGCGATTTAAGACAGCTAATTGCGTATTCATTACATCTTGTTCATTATCGTTGCCTCGAAATGCATCAGGCTCTTCTTTGGATACGTCAAGCACATCCATAGCCATGATCGATACGTTGAACTGAATGACGTTATCTATAAACGTGGATGAGTTTACCACTATGTGTGATAATGGAAATATAGTTTGCTTATTTAAATCAACCTTGTATACCGATCCTTCGCTGACCGTGTTTACAAAGGGATCATTATCTAAATGATTTTTTAATGTATCTAAAACGTGGTAATAACTCATTTTATGCTTCTTTTAATTTTTCTTGATTCGATTTCGTTTTTCTGCTTTTCGAAAGTAAGGTAGGTAAGGCATTTGAGTAGTCCCATTCGAGTAACGTTGTCAAATCTTCCGACATCACCTTGAGCAATTGCGTATATTGACTGATACCATCCCCATTGCTTTCCAAATTGCGCTTCTTCGCTGTATTCGTTGATGTCATCGTCTCCACTTCCCTCTCCAAATAATGCAGGGTAGCCTTCAATAACTCGCTTCTTAAACGATAAAAAAAAACCGTTGCACCAAGTGCTACATCTACAGGTGCATACTTCATGACCTCTGCGTAATTGGCAGAACCTTGGTAATCCTCTATTTCGTATTTGTCTTTAAACGTTTTGGTGATAGGTCTATACATTACAGCCATAGCCTTATTCAGTTTTTGGATGTCGCCTAAGTTTGAATCTAAATCTATATACTCTCCAAATGAAATGTTTTCTAAGTCCGGAATGAAACCAAACTCCTTATCTTGGATTTTAAACCTATGTTGAAACTTTGGTTGTGACTCGAATAGCTTAGTGAAATGTTCGACCAACTTGTTTACATCGGTCATTTTAATCTTAACCACGCTTTTAAGTTCTATACCACAGAATAACTCAATCATCTTCTGTGCTATAAACTCCTCATCATTCGAGTTTTCGGACACCTCAATAAACTTTTGGTAGTGCATCAAAGGTATCTCACTCAATTTAGTAGGTATAACCAACTCTAACTTCATAACTAACTAACTTTTATTTATTCTTTTCGTTGTACATAAGCGCATAACTGTATGCCTCGGATAGTAATACAAAGTGCTTACGCATACTCATAGGATTATCTAACACTATCTTCACTCTTCTGTTCGTCTTTTTGTAGATGTATTCTTCAACTACAGCTTTCATCACTTCTATCTCCATTAGTAAATATAGTATTTCCCTTTGTGAGCATTGACCAATTGATACGATACAGCATAACGTAACGCATCAATAGCATGATTATATTTATCAATAGGTGTTTCTGACTTCTTTTCCAACCATCTGTAATTATTTAACTCTTTAATTAAATCAACTGAGTTTTCATCTATAATAAGTTCATAGTCTTGAATCAAACTAATCCCATACTTGACAGAATCAGCGCCTTTAATTGTAGGCACAATATTTAACTTATGGTTCTCTTTTAATTCGTTTATCAATCGTGGTTCTGCATTATCGGCCACTATTAATCCGGTACCTGCAAATTGTCTGTTTAATTGTGCTAACTGCGATGTGTTTAATCCTGCTTGGTATACATGCAGCTTTGCGTATATAGTTCGTGTATCTTTATTTATGGATGTCTCAACCAATGTAGATGGATCGGAACTAAATCCGTAATCCTGACCAAACACCGAACCATTATCATTATTGAACTTACCAATTTTCCAATTAGTAAATATAACTCCTTCGGCTTTGTCTAACCAACCTCCAAGTATTGTATGCTTATATTTATCAGGCCTGCGCTCTTGTATCGTTTTTATTTGATTTAAGAAACTTTCGGATAGGTTTTCAATGTTATCCTCATATGTGGTGTGAATGTACGTTGTATCGTCTTTTACTAAGTTACTGCCTGCTTGCACGCCTTTGGCCTCAAAGAACTTTTGATAAATAAAATGCTCTTTTGTGGCAGGGTTTAAAATCAGTATTACTCTGTTTTGTTTTTCCTTGTGTCTAATGGAATAATCTATCTTATCGAATACATCTTCATCAATAAGTTCTTCTGCTTCATCTAACACCCATGTAGTGACCCCTGACAATGATTTAAGACTTGCTGTTTGTGTACCACTACTTGTTTTGATTCCTTTGAATAGTATTCTGCTTCCTGTCTTTAGATTTATTATTTCGTCTTTTGTTATGTGAAAGTCGCTAAACCTATCAATTAGATCAATCTTTTCTACAAATTCGGGAATGATCGAAACGTGAGCTGATGTAAGCGTGTAACGTGTGAATAGTATTACATGGCCCGCTTCATAAGTTAGGGCCAATAAAAAGCTGTTAACGGAAAAAGACTTACCACTACCACGGCCACCTGTGACAACAAAGTATCTACTATCCGTGAATAGGCCTGTATACTTTTTATTTAATGCCAATAATGGACTTGATGTCAAACTCATTCACCGTTAAATTGGTATCAACTGTTTCTTTTGGTTTACCACAACCATACTCAATTAATATTTTTGCACTTGCTATACGATCTGCTGGCCTTTTATTTTCATCTATCATTATTTCGGCTATCACTCTAAACGCATCTTCTACATATGGTTGTGCTAATGTAAATCCTTTTATTTCATCTGATAAAGATTTACGTCCTGCCTTACCTTTAGTTGAATGACCCCCGTTATATTTACGTTTATCCATAATTAAAAAAAAATAATTAGTTAATTATTCAAAATAGTTTTCCTTTATCTCCTAACTCTTTTATCACATCAGGATTGTTGTCGTAGTGAGTGTCGATGTTTAACTCTTTTACCTTTTCTACTTTTGCCTTGTTACTCCCTGTTGCGTATACTCTTGACTCTGGTATGTTTAATCTGTTTGCTCTTGGCATTAGTCCGTCTTTTGAACCTCGTGCAGAAATGATATATACGTCTGCTCCTTGATCAATTAAGCTCTGTGCTAAATCAAATCCTTTCTTTGTACTCAATACTCCGTCGAAGTCAAAACTTATCTTAGAAGCTGCGAGGTGTTCTTCCCATGCTGACCTGCATATTGCTGCTCTTTGTTCTATTTCGTATTCTTGAATCATTTTATCGTCGCTCATGCACTTTTGCATAAAGTCAGATTGGTGTTCGCCTTTTTGTGGTTTAGGTATTGGCATAGCTGTTATAAATTCGTTTCAATTGGTTTACCATGTCCCTCACACAACTACCGCAGCTGCTTGGCTGTTTGTTCGTGTTTAAGACTCTGTTGTATATATCTAATAACTTCACTTGCTCGTCTCTTGTTACAGCCTGACTACCTTTATTGAAGAAACCATCTAAGTATTTGTATTCTGTTTCTGTGAGGCAGTTCGGCTTTCTATAAGGAAATATCTCATTTAATAATTCTTTACGCTTGTCGCATCCGCAATCCTCACCAAAGATGAATTTAACCGCTGATGATATTCCTGTAGCTTCAAATACCTTTTCAAGGCTATCTCCTAAACCTTCGCTTTTAGCTGCAAGTATTTCTGCTTTGGTTCGTCTTTTTCTCTTTTGTGTCATATCAATTCAAAGTCTTGATTTATATAATCTGCGTAATCCTCTCCTACATTTTCAGCCAACCTGATCTTACATTGCTTTATCGTATGAAAGATTGATCGTGTGCTTATCGTTGTTGCCTTACTCATTTGTCTTAAACTCATTCCTGAATCTCTGTATAGTTCAAACAGCATTTTATCGTACCACTCCCATTTATCCATCTCTTGATTCATCTTTTGAAGTAGTCGCTTGTATGCTTCGTGTTTTTCTTGGTCGCTATCTGGACTGAGTAGTTTAAAATCCTCAGTTAGTTTAACCTCATCAACTTTATTCCTTCGCTTACATACGTCTAAGTAAACGTTCCTAAGCATGAACCACACGAATGATTTGTTTACTCCGTTTGGCGTTATTACTTTATCCTCTTGTCCGTACTTGTATACTCGGATGTACATTTCTTGCACTACGTCTTCCGTATAATTTGATTCACCAAAACCTTTTACGATTCTACACCACTCTTTGTGATGCTTGGCTACTTCGGTAAGCATTCTATTCTTGTTCACGCCTACTAATTTAAGGCTTTTATTTTATTCTTGTAGGTGTCTATTATTTCTTTTAGTTCTTCCTTTGTGTAGTTCCGTGTTTTCATCGCATCAAAACTCAATCTTTCAAACTCTTCATAACCTAATTTTGCTAATAAATTCTCTCTGTACTTCAAGAGATTACCGCTCAAAAAAGTGTTGCAATGCTCACAGCCACTATGTACATTTCGCTCATCAAACCTGACTGCATAGTGTCCACCAGCGGAATAAAAATGTGATGCGTTAACTTTCTTCATTTCTTTACTTCCACATGCAATGCATGGTTGACCTTGGTCTCTTAACCTTATGTACTTATTAAACACTTGCTGTGCTATTTTGATATAGTCTTGAATCGTTCTTAATTCCTCTTTTACGCTGCGTTTCCTTTTCTCCCAATCCTTTTGCTTTTTTTGATTGGCTAAAATAACTGCACATGTTACACTACAGGTTGACTGAGTTGTTGAATAGACTTGTTTAAACTCAGCTTTACAAATTTTACACTTCTTCATATTCATTTAAAATTTAACAAAGTATAAGCGCAACTAATGATGCGCCTATACGATTGTTAATAATCCTCATCTATATCCTCAGGGAAAAGTGCCTCTATCCTATTCCAATATTGTTGGTTACTTACTTCCTCCCAATCCATCCATTCTACTAACTCTTTTTCGAGTTGCTCAATAAATTTGTCATCTACCATTACACGAATGTCATCACCATACTCTGGACAAATATGTGCTACTAATGAGTGAATCTCAACGACTCCGTAAAAGTCCGAGTTTATGTATGTAGTCATGTCTACCTGTGTTAATAGATATTCGTTACCTTGATAGGTTACATCTATGTAATCTGTGTTATAATCGTTTACTTGCATCTTAAAAATTATTTATTTGTTCGTTTTTTATTCGTCTCAACTCGGTTACCTCCGATAGTAACTCATGATAAAGTTTGGTTAAATTAAAGTTTTGTTTTTTAACTATCTCAATTTCTCGGTCAAAATATTTCATGCACTCCGAGATTTCGAGCAAGTCTTTCTCAGTTGCTTTCATTGAACTTATCAAATCCGTGCGTGTTGGGTGCTTATTCTCTATATCCTCACGACTCGTTTTGACTTTCCAATACGTAAGATTAAGAGTAGCCATATTTTTCATTATGTATAATTCTCTATCCATAGTTAAAATAAATTATTTGATTTTACTTTTGGTCTATGTGGTGCTAATGGGTCAACAAAACCTACCTTAAAACCTAAACCAGAGTTATATTCACACATCACAGGGTCATTTAATCCTGTTATCTTTCCTCCTGTGTCCGTATCTTTTACTTTTTCTACGTTTACCATTGTTATGAATTTCATGTGTTCGTGTTTTATTAGCCTATGCACAACTAACATATTGTCTATTCTATTCAAAAAAGCCTTACCACCTTCAACATGGTCTTTCAATGGTGGCTTCAAATGACCTTTCCAATCTCCATCGGTATACAAATTTCCATTACGACCACTCTCCGATGTTGGATGGGTGTTTATATACAATGTCTTTTGAGTTTGATTTACGAACTGTCTCGCTTGATTTAAGAAACGATAGTTACTCTCGTAACCCATTTCCCTATCTAACCCTGTGAAAGGGTCTATAAGGCATATCTGTGCGTCTGATTCTTCAAATAATTTTAGTAGTTCGTTTGGCTTGTACAGCTTTGAATTATCTACAAAGTCAAAAAACTGCTCAAGATACATGGAATAGTTCGTTATTTCGTTTACAGAAAGTGATTTAAAATGTCTACCAGAATACATTTGTACCATGTCCCTTAAAATGGTGCCTGTTTTATTTTCTCCTGACCACATGATGACCTTATGGTTGTTTATGATAGCATGACATAAAAAGAACCAATTTATAAAGTAAGTCTTTCCGACGTTATCATGTCCAAGTATTAAATTTAACTCACCACGTTTCTGCCTGAAATAGTCATCTAATCCACAACCGATGCCATCACCCATTTTAATCCTACCGCTGTGGTAGTTTAACAGATAGTCTATATCACTTCCTTTAGTCTTTAGCATGGTACATGTTTAATTTTTTCATTACATTCTCGTACAGCATACGATCATTCATTTCTTCAACCGTTTCTTCTTTCATTATGGTTTTTACCTCGTCATTCCAACATTCACCATTCAACCATGTTTGAGGGTTTTTACGGAATTGTTTATCTGGAGTTGATTGAATGTACAAAGGTAGTACCTCTTTTATTTTTAATTTCACCTCATCAGATAACTTTTCAAATTTAGCTTTGCATTTAGTTTTATCAACTGACTTACCATAAGTAGACCAAAACTCATCGAAAGAATATACTTCTTTTACTTCTTCTTTTTCTTCTTCTTCTTCTTGTTCTTGTTCTTCTTGCGAAGCAGTATACATACCATTTACATACTCTATTAATACTGTATCTTTTACGTTTAAAAGTTCTGATTTTATGCAACTTACAACTTTAGGAGATGTTGACCCATTAAATTTAGTCCAATTCCTTAAAGCAAGTTCTTTTGTTGGCTCAGAATACATGATTCTATTGGTATCTATAAAGTATTTAAGCAGTTTAGATACTCTATCTATACTATATCCTAAATCAAAAGATATTTGTTTTTTTGATATTTCATATATACCACATTGTTTAGTCCTTTCGTTTGTCAATAGGTATAAGTAAAATAGTTTATGGTCATTATCTAAATCTTGAATAAATGTATCAGACCAAAATGATGTGTGTATTTTTCTGAATATAGCCATGATTAGAATCCTTTATCAATTAAATTATAAGAATATTTTTCTTCAAATTCTAACCCATCTATTCCATATTTATATTCAAATAATTGTATGTTTATTTTAGTACAATCATATATTTCTGATTCTCTTACATCCAGGCTAAATAAATCACCTAAATAACAAAAAGAACTATTGGTGTCAATAGTTCTGCCAATCAAAGTAATTGTAAAATTAAACAAGTGATCCATATCTCTTTCTTCTAAATATGTTTTAATTCCTTTTACATAATTTAATGCTTGAAAAAATGTACTAACACCAATTTTATCTTTTTTCAATTCTAATACATTTATAACTCCTTTCATGCATTTATTATAATATTTATGATAATAAGGTCTTTCAAATTCAACTAAATCAGCAATTCCGTAATTACCAATTTTGAACTGTCTTTTCAATTTTCCATTTAAACAAAGACCTCTGTCCCCTAACTTATCTTTATCAGATAAGTAAATGATTTCTTCCAAATCCTTTTCTAAAAATTCCATAACATTCCGTTATTTAAGTAAATAAAAAAAACCCCTTAAACTTTCACGGCTCTCACCTCGTTACTCATTTAAAGGGTTTCAGTTTCTTTAAGTCCTATAGTGTGAGAGCGAACTTTCGACAAATATAATAAAAATTATAAATCGTGCATTTTCTTGTTATTTTTTTTTGCTTCCTGCATGCTGTTGTATAAGTCTAAGTCCTCATCGAATAGCCATCCAGATGCTTCAGGATCTTGTTTCCTTACGTTTACCTTATCTATTGGGTTCTTCTTTTCGTAGTCATCAAATAACTCCGCTGTGATCACTTGAGTTGGGTGTGCTTTGCTTTTTCTTATGGCATCGTACTTGTCAAAAGCCGATCCAATCCAATACGCCTCTCCGTGATTGTCTTTATAGACCACTTTATAAAAGTTCCCAAATGTATTCTTTCCTGCCATATCGTCCAATTTTAGAGTGTTTTGTTTGTGTTAGCCTGTTCTCATTAGTTAAGCATGTTATAGCTCGTCTAATGCTTGTTAATGGTGTATCTGTTTTATGCGTTAAGTACACGTACTTTTCCCATACATCGGAAGGTGACATTCTTTTGTAGTTTCTAAAGAGGAGGTATACAACCTCCCCTTGTGCATTGCATTTAACTACAGCCTCCATCAACTCACTTCCGTTTATATCTGTTGTGTTGTAGTAACTCATGATCAGAAAGGTAAATCGGATTCTGTGATTGATTCTACTTTCTTTTGAAACTCCTGTACCGTGCCTGACATGTACTTGCCTTTAGCGCTTTCTTTGATCCAAAGTGATACGCTTAGTTCTTTTCCGTTTAGAGTTACTTTTCCTGTGTAGTCTGGATGTGTTTCTTTCTGCTTTTTGTCGTTTTTAAAAATTACGATACCATCTCTCTTTTCCATTGTATTTGATTTTAATTGTTTACTTTTTTTAATTCTTCCTCCAACTTCGTCATGTAAAGGATAGCATCCATCAACTCCTCTCGAAAGTTATTAATCCATTCTAAAGTAGTTAGGTCACCTCTGTCTAAAGTTACACCATATTTTTTGATTCCAACCTCAGACCTTTGCTGAAAGTCATTTACCACTTTCTGTACTATCTTGTCTTTCATTTCTTAACTTTTTAAGTTCGTTCCTAAACCATAGTGCGACGTTGTGCTGTTCTTCCACAACTTCTATTGGTGCATACCTCATGATATAATTATCTAATGACCTAATCGAATTAATCGTGTGATTTACTTTCATCTTCATTGTTTGACTGAAATTTAAGTCTTCTAAGAAATCAGCTAACACAGGTAGTATTCCAATTGCTGCGACAAGTTCCTGTTCTTTCTGTTCTAAATTCTTTCCCATAGTCTATCGTAATAGATTCGACATTCGTTTACTCGTTCATAAATTGCCTGTATTACTTCCTCGTTTCTTTCGATGTGGTAAGCCTTAACCCTGTTCACTTCTGGAATGTGGTCAAATTCGTGTTGCTGTCGTACTTCGGCTTCTGTTTCTTCTGTTACATCTAACTCGTGTCTGCTCCATGATGTACGTCTAATTTCGTCCAAAACTATTTCTTCTGGGGTGTTAATCAAACAATAAACAACCATCCCTTTTGTCGCACCCGTTAATGCAAGGTATCCTTGAATCTGATAGTAGTAGTCCTTGTTTGGTAGTTCCTCATCAAAAAAGAATGGAAACGTATGTGCAGACCAACTGCTCTTTACGTCAATTATAGTATCACCCATTATAATGTCAGGCGTACCACAGATAAAGTCATTTTCAAAATACGATTCATTCTTAACTATGAGGTCTAAATCAAGCACCCTTTCGGTTAGTTCAATAGACTCATTTTCGACCATGTTACCCTTGTCTAAGTACCTTGAGTTAATCTCTTTGCGTATACCATACTTGTGTTCAAGTACAAGTTCCTTAATATAACTCTTGGTTGTCTGTGATAAGACTTCCCCCTTTGAACGGGGGCTAGTCATTATCTTTCCGATTGCGCTACAACGTACTTTAAAATTATCTTTCATGTTTTTTAATTTAATAACCATTCAATATAAAATCTATTTGCTTATTGGCTTCATTTAACTTACGTTGAAGGTCATGTAAATATGTATATTTATATTTTTGTAATTCGGTGCTACCACATGATTTATTATTTAATGGTTTTAAATTTTTTATAAATATAGACTCAACAAAAAGTCTATGTTCTCTATTTGATATAGGTATAATATATGCATGATTCCAGTCTTTATTCTCATTTTTACAATGCTCATTAAGTCTTAATCTTAAATTTTGAGTTTGACCTATATATATTAATACACCATCTTCATTGTATAACATATATACTGCACCAATTCGTTCACGTGTACTAATAAATGAGTATGAATGTTCAACAACAACACTACCATTTTCATCTACGTAACTTGTATTATTTACTTTAATCATAATACTAATAATGCTGCTTGTTGTACTTCATTTAACGTGAACGCTTCCATTTTTTTGGTTAGTTCGTCTTTCGATAGCTTACCATCTGCGACCATCTGTAAGGCTTTCTCAAACCTATCCATAGAAATCTCTTTCTTTACCTCTTTTGGTTGCTCTTGATTGTTCTTGCTGTCTGGATCACTTTCTGTCTCATCGATAAGGAACAGACCATTTAACGCATATTTACGTGCATAACTTGATGCTGTTCCTGTGCATTGTTCGCTACTCATACCTTTGTGTTCACCAAGTTCTGCAAATCCACTTACTGATAAACAATCGTTATCTAAACTAATTGTTGCAGTTGCTTTTAAAAATAGCTTGTTTCCTACTTGAATAATATCGTCAGTAAGTCTTAAAACTGCTCCGTGTTTTTGCAACAATGGTTTTACTGATTCTAAAATCTGTTCAGCACTTCGATACTTGTATTTACCGAATGCATTGAATGATCCTTTTGGACATTTTAATTCTGCCTGAATTGCGATTAATTTTTCCATGACGTATAATTTTTGTGTAAAAGTAATTATTTTCTTTTGAGATATCCACAGAACTCAAACTTATTTTTGAGTCTATATTCATCTGGTCCACATGTCTCAGGATACAACCCTAATATTAGCCAATCCTCAAAGTTTTTTGCTACCTCTTCCTTAATATGCTTGTGTCGTTTCTTGTGGTACAAATGGTGAACAATACATGAATGGTCTTTTAATGCTACTATATGCGCTATATCCTCCATCACAAACCCTTGCTTACGTAATAGGTCTATACACTGTGTTTTTAACTCATTGAAGAAAGCACCTCTGTATCTTGTGTGTGAGAAATAGTGTCTAATGGTAAGGTCATCAATTGGGTTCATTCGTCCGATAAATGCCTCCATTGGATCAACATCATTGATTGTTCTCGAGTTCGTCGATTTTTTCATAAATTTCAATTAGTGATTTGTAAATAAAATAAAAAAGTCCAGCGGCTAATAGGATACACATCCCGATGCCAAATAAAATAAGATCCATGTTATTTAAATTATAGGGTTAATACCTTTATACTTTTGGTTGTAGTACATTTCGCCTGTATAGGTGTAGCCAAATGTCACGATTGAATCTGGATTGCTTTTCGTTTTTTGCTTGTTACCATGCGCTTGTACTATCTGCTCCTTTTCCATTGCTAATGCTTGTTCAAGGCACTTGTTAATTTCACGTATATCTAACGGAGTTAAAAGTATCTTTTCATACAACCATTCTACTGCTGTCTGTTCCATATTACTTGTATTTTTCGTTATAATACTCTTCAGCTGTGCGTGTAGAGATGTAACTAATCTCATACGCCTCTACTATTTGCGCTGATTCCATTTGCTTAGCACGTTCAACTAAATAACTAAAGTGTTCTTTGCTGATGTCGATGTTAAAAAAGTCATCGTGTGCGTATGTTTGATTGTCCAATAGTTGCTCAACTAAGTAGTCAATCGCTGTTTTTGTTGGATTCATCGTTTTGATCGTTTTATTTTACCTATTAATTTAATTCTCATTACGTCGTAGTGATTCCAGAAACTTGCTCTATCTGCATCGTCAATGGCTGTTTGCTTAGGAATGTACGTGTTTTCGACCCCTTTTGTTACACCAATTCTTTCATTAAGAAAATCGTTGGCAATTTGATAATAGTTACTCATGACATTTTTTAATTATGGTTATTACTTCATTTAAGAGCTTCTCACGCTGTTCAACGCAGTCTTCGATACTTTCTATTAGGAACAACTTATAAGTCTTCGTAGAAGCCATTTTATTGCTTGATAGTTCTACTAACTCAGCTTTGAGTCTTTCCTCTCTTCTCACCCATTGCACAACCATCTCTAGTTGTGATTCGGCTTTTTTTAGTGTTTGATTCATTGTTTGCGTGTTTTAACGATTACTAAATCACCATCACGTGACTCTGCTAAATAGCGACTAGCTAACTTCATAGCTTCTTTCTTAGAGTAACATGCGATTACTTTTGATTCGATTTCATTTCCGTGACCATCTTGGAAAGAAAATAAGTAGTTTGTTTCTTGTGCTTTCATGACGTTTAATTTTTCGTTGTTGATTACCTTACAAATGTACATAACTATTTTAAATAAACAAGAGTTATCCACATAAATATTTGCAAGTTTTTTGTAACTGCTTGGTTATGAATGACAAAACCCCCTAAAATAATTTAGAGGGTTTGACTTACCTAAGCGAAAAATTAAACGTCTTTTGGATTTTTGGCTCTCAAATATACTAAATAGTTGGATTAATAAAGCCGATTAATCTCAATCCTTTGTCAGCTTTCCAATTATATGTGCGTTTTTTCAAAGCTACCTTAATACCTTCACGACCGCCTTTATCGTTTGTGTTACCTTCGATAGTTACAAAGTGATCATCGTGCGCTTCGATAACTATTCCGATGTGACCAGTCCATTGTAACTGACCATTTACTACAGAGCGCCATACAGCCAATGCTCCAGCTTCGGGTTTAGTTACTCCTTTACGACCTGCCTTTTCATAATTTTGATAAGTCTTAAATGCAGATGCGCTAAATGGTTTAACGTCTTCTCCTGCTTCTTTCCAAACAAGTTCCGAGAAATAAGCACACCATGCCTGACCTGCAGAAAAACCTACCTCCTTCATCTTCTTCTCAAAGTCCTTGTTTTTAAAGCCTTTGTTACCGCTTATCTCTTCCTGTCCAAGATAGGACTTCGCTACTTCTACTATGCTCATAATCCAACTCTTTCTTTTTCTACAAAGTTATTTAATAGACACCATTCGTATAGGTCTTTAGGACTCATTCTATAATTATCTTGAGCGTTCCATACCCACGCAACAAATTCCGAACAATACATTCTTTGACCTTCGTCTTGTTTCTTCTTCCAAGATCCTGTTAAAAGCTCTATTGGTTGCTTAACAATTAGACCTTCAAAGTCATATGCTGTATGTCCGACTTTTGATAGTGCCTTAATAGCTATTTCTTTTTCGTTGTAGTCGCTTATTTGCCTATGTACAATGTAGTCATAGCCATAAGTCTTTTTCCATTCCTCAAAAGGTCTTAAATTAACTCCATCTTTTTGCGCATCTATAATATAAGGCTGTCCCCAACACTCCACGAAAAGCGCAGAGTGTGAGAACTGTGACCTTGTGAATGCTTTAATCAGTTTCGGAATCAATCGTTTGCCTGAGCAATGTAGTATATCTCCTGTCTTAAGCATTTGCGTAGTTATCAGAAACGAATGCAGGTGCAAGTACATCCTTGATATAATCCCATGCAGCTTTTAATGGTTCTGCTTGGTTTGCCATAACTGAGTTAGGCACTTCAAATGAAGCTAAATCACTTAAAACTTTACCTTGTGCCTTGATACCTTGAATCTCTGTTACTACCATACATGATTGAACAAGTGATCCGTCTGCTTGTATCGTTGCAGTTCCTACTGCTTGTACTTCTTTTAGTTGAAAATTTGCCATTTTATTTTTTTTATTATGCGTAAATTACTTCTGTTGTTTCTATAACTGCAGTCCATTGAATGTTTGTTGCTGCTGCGCCTGTTACTTGTACTCTCAATCCTCCGTTAGTTGTATCTGCTGCAAGTGTTGGTGTTCCCCATAATGGCAAATTACTCACAAGAATAGCATTACCAACAATTAAAGTGGTAGCAGCTGCATTTGCTCCTCGTACAATCAATCCATCAACATCCCAAGCAGCCACGTTTGTGCTTCCTGATTGCTTTCCTATAATAGTTCCTTTAAATCTATAAGCTGAGTTATTAGAAAGTATTACTTGGTTAGTTGTAGATGCAGTTAATGAATCTGATGTTAAAGTTGTAGCAGTATTTCCTGTTGTTCTTTCTCTTAAAATGAATTTAGACATTTGAGAATCTCCAGCTGTACCCTCTTGACCACTTGCAAATGATTGACGACCATATATACCTAAAGTTGATGCTTGAAATCCTAATGCTATTGATAAATCACCACTTGCAACTAAATTAGCACCCAAACAATAAGCACCGCTTCCACTTGCTGTACATGATGTTCCTAAAATTCCCGACCTTGCACCACTTGCAACATTTGATTCTCCAGCTACTATGCCTGAACTTTGACCGCTTGCTGTATTACTTAGACCGCCTAAAACAGCAGAAAAGTTTGAACTTGCTACATTACCATTTCCACCTCCAACAGTTGTGTAGTTATTTGTAGATTGGTTTCCATCGCCACCACCAACAAATGATGCAGTAGATGTACTTCTATTTGCATTACCACCACAAATTACAGCGTATGAACCACTTGCAACATGAACAGCATTTGAACGTGACATTTGCAAATCAACACTATTTGCACCTCTTTTATTACCTCCTGTTGATGCATTATCAGGTATATCAGCTAATAATGCTCCTGTACCTTTTGGTACAATAGCAATATCAACATTCGTTGTACTTCCAGCTGCTGTTAAACTATCTACATATACCGTATTATTTGGTGAAGTAGTTGCTTCTGCTTCTGTGAATTTAGTTAATCCACCTGCAGGAACTACCGCCCACGTTGCATCACCTCTTAAGAACTTAGTTGTATCGTTTGGTGCTTTAGGTGCAAATCCATGTTTAGATGTGCTTACATCGTTTGTGGTGATGTCTGTAGTTGTCATGTTAGCATCTGTTACCAATGCTTTAATATTCGCCCCTGTCACACTCTTAGAAGTGTATGTACCACCACCTGCACTTTCTGATATTGCGACAATGTCTGTGTCTGCAATGGTAGCACCTTTTGCGGTTAATTCGCTAAACTTTTTTTCTGCCATTTTAATTTATTTATCGTTCGTCAATTGTATCACCCCACCATGTGGTATCATAAACTTCTCCCCATCCTGCAAGGTCAACACTTGCGCTTTGAGTTAAAAGAAATTCATCACTTTCAGTTTCTAATAAAAAAGCTGATGACTCGTCTTTGAAGTTATCTCCTTCTTCATTCGCCTTTCCATAACCAATAAGGTTACTCACTGCTGCTCCCCATCCTATACTATTTGCCATCTTTAATTGAACTTAAAAAGATTTGCAACTTAATTATGTTTTCTTGCTTCGGTTTGTACGCCATACTATATAAACCAACCAATGTTATTATTGTTACTATCTGGAAACACATCCCCTGCTCCGTTTGAGTTGTACTCAGGAAAATCTATACTATTGTTACCTAAGAAATCAAGCAGTCTTTCCGTGTATTGTTGTGCTAAGATTCTTTCCTTTGATATAAGGCTGTCAATCTCTTCTTTAGTTGCTGTATCCGAGTTTTCGGAGTTATGCCGGTAAACGCCTTTATTTGAGATTGTATACGCTGTATTAGGTAAAAGTTCAACCATTGCGTAATGAATCAAACAAGGCTTCACGTAGTCCACTAATAAAGTCTTATAGTCAGCATTTCCGACATCATCCACGTCACCATCTACAATCAATTGCTTTAGCTTGTTAAAAAGCTGTGTACCTAAGTAGTTTTGGATATGAATGTCTTGCGCTATTTTGATTGAAAACATGAACTTATCAGGATCAAGGTTTCCGTTTAGCGCTGTAAATTTTACTAAGTCGTTACGTGTTATGAGTAGTGCTTCCATGTTTATTTCTTGTAATCTGGATGATGTCCGTTATTTGGCATGTCTATCGGAGCAATTTTACTTTCTTTATTACCTCTTGGTCTTGGTGCATATGACTTCGGTATTGAATCAACCTCTTCTGATGAACTCAACGCTTTATCATCTACATATTTACCATCTTTTTTCTTTAGCTTATAAAGAACCTCAGACCAATAATGTGAGCAATTTACACCGCCTTTAAACTTAAATAAATCGTATGCTTGACCTAAATGTCCTAACTCTTTGTTTACGCCTGCTCTGCTTGCCTTATCAATATCTTCTAAACGATAAACTACACCACTATTTGTACGTGACATCATTGCCTTACAGAACTTTCTTGAATTAGGCTTGCTATATCTTTCCGAGTATTCGTATCGAACCTTATATATGCCTTTATCTAAATTGGACTCTCTGCTTGGCGCTGACTTAATTACATCGGCTAACTTTTGAAGTATGTTTTTCTTTGAGTTTATTACTCCATTCGCCCATTCTTCAGTTGAATTATTATCATCTTTTACTTCACGCTTACCGATAACTTCCCATTCTTCACCTACAATTTCGCCTTCTAAATCGTTAAGCATTAAGTCAAGTTCTTCATCGCTTATATCGGATGAAAGTTGAACTCCAGTTTCTTCAATTACTTGCTCTTCTGTTTGTGCATTTTCAAGATCTGTAAATTCTAAAGGCTGTAATGTCTTAAAAAATAGGTTCAAACTAATTCCGTTGTAAGCTAATATTCTATCAAACGCATCAATTAAAATTTCTTGAATTGGTTTAATAACCATATTATCGAATAGAATTGAACTATTTTTAAGTTCATCAGCATTAGAACTAAATCCGTTTGTTGATGCAATACCAAATAATAATGGAGATGTAACGTTATGCGCTAACATTAGCTTTCTCATACACTCATCACTTAGGTACTGATATTGTTCAGCGGCATCATTTAAAGGAATATCGTCTACAGTTGTTTTCTCAGTCTCGTTGTTGTTGAACGCAACGATCACTTTTTGACCTCGTGATCCTGTTAACTTACCTAATACTTTTGAACTAATGATTTGCTGTTGCTCTTCGGAAGGGATGCCCCCATTAAAGTTAACTACCTTTGTGCCAGAGAAACCATTTTGCACCTCATTGCACAAATAATCTGCAATCTCTTCTTCAAGTGTTGCATAAGGCAAAGCACCTAAATAATCAGGATAAGCATAATACTTCATCCCCACCGAATAAGGCATGATGTAAAGTATTTCTATCTGTTCCTGTGAATACCCAAATGCAGGGATTCTTTTAGGCGCATACTTTTTTACGTCACTCCAATTGTCCGAGTAGTAATAGCCTTCAATCTCGCCATCCTTATTGCACTTTTCAGCACGTATAAGGTTAACTGGGATGTGATATACCTTCTGTATTTTTTTGCGGTCTTTAGTGTAATGTATTTGCATGGCAGCATTACCCAACATTTTAAAGTCCTTAACTACTTTTCGTATATCCTCTTTGTTGAGCATTGCCATCATTTGTGCATACTCGTTAGGTTTTCTTGATGCATCAGTAGCACTTAACCCTTTACCATAAACTAACCTCGAAATGTTGTTTATAATGGCGTTATTTGTTGGGCTGTTCGTGTATCTGTCTATTAAAAAACTGAAATAGTCATTGCTCTCACCATACTCAACCCATTCGTCACGTTTAGACTCTTGGATCGTTGGCGTTTCGTAAGCAGCCAAGTTTAAAATGTGTACGTTACTCATATACTATGAAATCGTTATTGCTTGTGTAATTAATGTATTGTCCCGTGTTCAAGGAGTAGGTAGGTATAGATTGATTCGTACAGAAAATCTTATCTTTAAATAAATCGATTGTGCCATCTTTAATTACTAAAGAGTAGAATCTATTTTCTACAAGCGTGAACACCGCTGTAATCGTATCGTAATAGTCCCCTTGCGTGCTTGTGAAAGTAGTTATTGTTTGAATGTCACCTGTCTGTTCATCCGTTATAACAAGCGTATCATATCCGCCTGATCGTGGAATGAAATTAATTGTTTGGTTAGATGCACTTTCCTGAAGTATAATCATAACTATTAAACTTGCTTACCTATATTTTGTTTCATAAAAAAAGGGAGTTGTTACACTCCCCTCTTTCGATAACCTATAATTAACCTATGAAGTTACTATTGTAGCCGAACTAAATAAAGTTGCTAAACCTGCATCTGTAGAGCAGTTCAAAAAGTTCGCAGGGATGTTTTCTTGAGCAGTAAATGTCAAAGAATAACCGTTCATGTCACCCAACTGAACCCCACTTGAAATAGTACCTGCTGTTAAGTCTGCACCTCTTTCCAATCCCATTAAGAAGTATTGGTTAGAACGAGTCTTCACCACGATGTGAGGCCTCCCAAAGCTAAGTAGCTTCACTGTCTTGTGAGTCGCAGCATCCTGCTTTTTCAATTGAATTGTCAAAGTTTGCTCTACAAAAGTAGTTCCGTTTTCTCTACTTGAGTTAATTGCTTGTTCAAAAGAGTTAGCACCTTTCAATTCATACTTGTAAAGTGAAGAAACTCCGTTGATGTCGTCAATCATATCCGTGTTAGTAACGTTATACGTCACGTCCGTTTCAGCGTTATAATCGCCATAGTTGATGAAGAAGATCGCATCAAGACCAGATACTGAGTCTTTACATTGCTCAAGTCTTCCGTTTGCTATATCACAGCTCATATCTTAAAAATTTAAATTGTTTATATAAAAAAAGGTGGTGTTTATTGCACCACCCCTTCGTTAGTTATAGTTGATATTAGTTAGCAGAGTTACTAATTCCGTATGTAACCATGTCCTCAGCAAATCCATAATTTGCCGTAGCTCGGAATCTCATTACTACTCGGAAATTTTGTGAACCATCCAAATCACTCATATCCAAAACCTTAACTTCATTCATATCAGAAAGTAAAGAAGTCGCAAAGTGTAAGTTTGAAGTTGGAGTTGCAATTGCAGTTCCTGCAGCTAATCCATTAGCCATGAATACAGGTACACCATCAAATACTAAATCTCCTAATACTTGGTTTGTTCCTTTGTTATCATAACCTGCAGAACCTACGCCATTAGAAGCGAACCCGCCTAACGCCCTAACGTATGCCTTATAAATGTTTTGAGAAACATAAAGTTTCAAATCAGGCTGTCCATATAAACGTGCAGGAATAGCATCTACTAATTTGCCTAACTCAGTGATAACGTTAGCAGCTGTTACTGTAGTTCCTGCAACCTCTTGTGCAGAAGGTAAAGCAGCATCAGCAGCAATCAAAGTAGAGATACCATCAAATTGTCCTGCAGTTGCGTTAACACCTGTCCAAATAGTTAATTCCATTGAAGCAGCCACTTTCTCAGCTACGTAAGCAATCAAGAAATCATTTAGTGATTTTGGAATAGATGCAAATGCAGAGTAACCTAACTCAGCCGCTTGCCATGAGCTAACAAACGTTTTTTTGCACAATTGCAAATTAACTTGAAATTCTTCAGGGTTTAAGACTCTTTCAGTTAAAGTAATTGTTGAAGTAGGATCAAAGTCGCAAGTGGAGTTTTTGATAATGTCATCAGTTGCAAATCGCTGAATTACCTCCTTATATACGATATTCGGATGGATAGTCATCCCTCCCTTTTCTAAAGTTGGTGCAGACAATAAAGCTGCAGCAATGTACTTACCTGCAAATTCTCCCGAATAGGAAGTAGTAATGCTTGTTGTAGTCGCCATAATTAATTGATTTTTAGTTGTTTATGAATTTATTTATTAAGTTTTTCTAATATTGAATCCATCGTTGAACGTGGACGTTTAGAAGCGAATTTGAATCCTTCTACTTCGTTTGTTCTTTCCGGATTGAATGTGATTGGTTTTACTTCTTCAAGTTCAACCTCTGTTGTAGTCGTTGCAGTTGTTTCTTCAGTAACCTCAGCAGTAACTTCTTTAGGAGTAGTTGCGCTAAGCGTTTCCAATTTTGCTTTAAGTTCTTCATTTTCGATTTTTAGCTTTTCCATTTCAGCAAAGAAAGTTTCCTTAATGATTGACTCAACTGTCTTTTTAGCAGTTGGTGCAACCTCTGCTTCTGCTTCAACTTCAACCTCAACTTGTGGTTCAGCTTCAACTTCTGGCATTTCTTCTTTAACCTCTGCTTCTTTAATCTCAGCAATGATACCTTCTTGTTGTACTACAAGGATTTTTCCATCCTCAAGTTCATACTCTCCAACAGGCAATGCGATTTTTTGGTCTTCTGCCAAAACAAATACTTCTGCACCTGCTTCAAACATTTCAGCTTCCAATACCGTTACTCCATCGGATAGCTTCATAGTAGCTAATTTCACTTCCATTCCTAAAAGCGTCTTAACTTGGTTTACTATTTCTTTTGCGTTCATACTATTTTTCTTTTAAAAACTTAACTCTTTTTTATCTGTTACATTTTTAGTTGCTCACGCTTGTTATAGTTCGTGTTTCGTTCGTGTTTGTAACGTTTGATACTCCTTGTCCCTCAGTAGCACCAACACCTTGTTGTGATAGTTCACCCTGACAGCACTCCTTAGAGTATGTTCCATCTTTACATAGGCATCCACGATTACCGCCTACTGGACTTGTTGTTTTTCTTTTAGCCATATTTATTGTATTAAAATGTTTCCTATTTGATTGGTGAATGACTTGAACTTATTGTAGTCAATCAAGCTGTCATTCTTGCATTTAACGAAGTCTAAACCTATGTAAGCTACAAAGTTGCCATCCTTGAAATAAGGTGCTATAACTATAGATTTTATCCCTTGGCGTTGTAGCTGTAGTTTAGTAGTATGTTCTTCTATATCGTTTATATCCGAGTAGTTCATGCGTTCAAGCATTATTTCCTGTAGAAACATAGGATATATACTCACAGGTAAATTCTGCAACCAATATGCCTCACTACTAATACCTTTAGCGCATACCTCAAACGTCATTGATTGATGATTTCTATGTGTGCCATCGTAATATTTGATCGTGTTGTGGAACTGAAATATGTACGCTCTATCAGCTTTGTAGTTTAACATCAACTCGTTTAACATCTGTTGAATCATTACGTTGTTACGGATGTCTGTTTGTATCTCGTCTTTTGGTTTAGGTTGCTTTATTTTGTATGTTACAACCTCTGTAACAGCTGACTGATAGATGTACGCAATAAACCCTATTAAAATGATGATTAAAGCAATTGTCCGTGTTTTTCTCAGTTGTTCAAGAATGGCACTAAAATAATTCATAGCATGTAGTTATTTCGTATTTCTAATGGCACATTATCCATAGCTTGAAAGACTGCGAATAATAGTGGTGTTTGTTCTGTGATAAAGTCTGATATTAATGTAGGTGTAATGTCCGCTGTATTTATAACCTTTCTGCTGTCTACGTAGTGACATATCTCCATTACGTTAGGCTTAACTATTAAATTAGTTTGTTCAAAGTTTAGCTCTTCTTGTATGCATTCTAAAGTAAATGTTGCCATGTTGTTATAATGAATAAACTCCTAAAATCGCCAAATCAAATTGACCTGTATTTGTTATTGCTGTACCCATACATCTTGATGCTACAAAGTTTAACCCTTGTGTATCTAAAGGTAAATTTGTACTTAGTGTACCCTCTGTATAATCTCCTGACTCGTTGTTAGTTACCTTATAAACTACGCTTGTGCTTGAGTTAGCGTTATAAAGTTCAACTGTATAAGTAGTGGTCATTGCTGCACCTGCTGTTCTGTTTGCAGGAAATAACCCTCCAAGGTCTACTTTAGTAGCTGTACCTGATCCATCGTTGTGGAATATCTGTAAGTTTGAATCTGCAGCATCCGAACCTACTCCAATAACGTTAAGCATTGAAGCCACCGTTGTAGTATCGTTATACGTTAGGTCTGTTGTTTGCCCCATCATTCCGTAGAATTGGCGACATCCACTTCCATAAGCTGTATCACTTATATAAAACTCACATACGTACTTCCAACCACCACCGATATAAAATAACAATGCTGAACCTCTAACACCTGTATATCTTCCTGCACTTACAACTGAACCATAGTATCCTTTACGAATTTGTTTAGAAGCAAAGTTTGTAGATGCTACTGAACGTGCAATTGTAGATGCTGTTGTACCTAATGTTACACCTCCCCATGTCGTGTCCGTGGTTGAGTTGTTTGCAAATGTTACACCTCTAAATGTTTCATGACCT